CAAATTATTGATGATAAGTGATTCATTTAGAACTCAGCAAGGACAAGTTGATGTTTGGAGACCCTATGCTGGTAGTTATGTAACACCCGGCGGAAGATTTAATTCAATAAATGGTGACACTTCGTTAGTAGCTCCACCTATGGGCAAACATAATCTGAAAGGTGAAAAAGCTGGTGGACCACACCAACAAGGGAGAGCGATAGATACAAGAGGCAAAACAGGAAGTGGAGCGGGAACGAAAAACCTAGAAGCAATAGAGAGATACCATCAAGCAAATGCTACTACGGCACAATTATGGATTCGTAAAAATGGTATGCAATTTGGTTGGTATCCATATTGGAATGAAGTTTGGCATTTTTCATATAAAACAGATACTAGAAAACCTGGAAACTACCCTAAACTTTGGGATGGAAGATAAAATTATTATATTTATTTACATAAACAATTAACAATATAAAGGTGATGTGATGGACAGCAATGGTTTTTTCAAAAAAATTAGAGAAATAATCCGTGAAGAAATTGAAATTGCTTTGGAAAAAAAGGTGACAAAAAAAGAAGCAAGTAAACCTTCGCAAAAACGTGCAATTGAACACGGTATGTCTCTTTATACAGAAGCTCAAAAAACAGTAAAAAAACCAATACAATCAAAAATAAATTTTAATTCTATACAAGATTTATTGGAAGAAACGCGTAGAACACTAAATGAAAGTGCAGATATGGAAGGTGAATTTATGTTTACTGCCGATATGGCTCAAAATTTTGGACAAAATACTGGTGCAGTTCCACAAGGTTATACACCAAATCAAATACCAGACGAAGTAATGTCTGCTTTAACCAAAGATTATTCTGCTCTTATGAAAAAGATAGAAGAAAAAAAAGGGAGATGATAAATGTCATTTTACCGTAGAAAAAGAGAAATTGTAAATACTGCAGTTCCAAACTTAAAATATGCAAGACCAATTGGTATAACTATACCGTTTAACAATCCAAATGGTGTATTTTTTCAAAGTTTTACTAATGTAAAACAAGTTCTTTCAAATCTTAAAAATTTGTTATTGACTGCTCGTGGTGAACGATATATGTTGCCAACATTTGGAACAGATATTAGAACTATACTATTTGAAAACATTACAAATGAAGAAGATTTTTTCAATAGAATAAACGGTGAAATTGAAAGTGCAATTCAAGAATGGATGCCATATCTTGTAATACAAGAATTGGAAACAATAATACCAAGTGAACAAGATTATATTGTTGAAAAAGACCATTCAGTTGAAATAAAATTAACTGTAAAAATAGGTGGAACAAACATATATTTGCCAATTCAGATATTTATTGATGACACAGGCAATTTAGAAATTAAAGAGTCAATAATAAATAAATAAAGAGGCGGTTACAAATGGCTGATTTGGTAAAAAAAGACATTCGTTATTTATCAAGAGATTTTTCTTCTCTTAAACAAAATCTTATTGATTTTGCTAAAAATTACTTTCCAAATACATACCAAGATTTTAATGAAACATCTCCGGGTATGATGTTTTTGGAAATGGCCGCTTATGTTGGTGATGTATTATCGTATTACACCGATGTTACATTACAAGAATCAATGATATTACATTCTAGTGAAAGAACAAATATATTAAATTTGGCACAATCATTGGGATATAAACCAAAAAATAGAATTGCATCAAATGTTGTATTGGATATATTTCAAATAGTTCCTGCAAAAACAGTTGATGGTGAAATTGTACCAGATTATGCGTATGCATTTGCAATAGAACCGGGTATGGTTGTTGGAACAACCGGCGGTGGATTTAATACTATTGAGTTTAGAACAGTTGATTTTGTTGATTTTAAGTTTAGTAGTCCTAATGATCCAACCGAAGTAACTCCTTTTGAAGTAAATGGAAGTGGTGAAGTTTTATTTTGGTTATTAAAAAAATCAGTTAAAGCTGTTTCGGGAACAATAAAAACAGTAGATTACGAATTTACAGATCCAAAACCCTATGATAAAATTGTTTTACAAGATTTGGATATGATTGAAGTTTTATATGCAATTGACTCGGATGGAAACGTATGGCATCATGTTCCATATTTAGCACAAGATACTATTTTTGATTCCGTTATTAACGTTTCAAGAAATGATAAAACCCTATCACAACACAGAACAGAAACACCTTATTTATTAAAACTTAAAAAAGTTGCTAGAAGATTTACAACAAGAACTGTTGATTTGGGATCATATGAAATACAATTCGGTGCAGGTGTTGCTGATTTAGATGATGAAGTTCTTATTCCAAATCCAGATTTAGTTGGTTCATCATTAACTGGTTTAGAAGCAAATACTTCAATTGATATTGATCCTTCAAATTTTCTCTATACAAAAACATATGGTCTTGCTCCAAACAATACAACACTAACTATTCATTATACTATTGGAAAAGGTATTGATGATAATGTTCAAAGTGATGTTTTAACAAGAGTAATTAGCAGAAATATATTACTTGATGAAACTGGATTAGATAATGTTTTATACAACCAAGTGGTATCGAGTCTTGCGGTAACAAATTCTGTACCAGCTACTGGTGGAAAAACAGCAGAAGGAATAAACGAAATTCGTCAAAATGCACTTGCTTCTTTTGCTGCTCAAAATCGTGCTGTTACAAAAGAAGATTACATAATTCGTGCATATAGTTTGCCTTCAAAATATGGTTCTATCGCTAAAGCATATATTACAAAAGATACACAGTTAATATCCGAAGCAATTTTTAATAGTGAACGGGTACAAAATGATTTAGCATTAAATTTTTATGTTTTAGGGTATGATGCTAACAAACAATTAACTACTGTAAATAATGCAACAAAAGAAAATCTAAAAACATATCTAAATCATTATAGAATGCTTACGGATGCAATTAACATTCGTGACGCTTACATAATAAACATCGGTATTGAATTTGATATAATCATATTTCCTGATCAAAATTCAAACCAAGTTGTTCTTCGTTGTATAAACAAATTAAAACAATACTTTAATACAAAAAAATGGCAGATAAACCAACCAATTATTATCAGTAATGTTTATACGGAACTTGATAAAGTAGAAGGTGTCCAAACTGTTGTTGATGTAAAAATAAATAATTTATACGATCAAACATTAGGATATTCTTCTAATGCTTACAATATACCACAAGCAACAAAAGATGGAATTATATTTCCGTCACTTGATCCATCTATTTTTGAAATAAAATATCCCGATAATGATATTATTGGTAGAGTGAGGGCATTTGGATGATATATTCGATATATGCTGAAAAAGATGCAACAATTTATGAAAAAACCGAATCAAAAAATTCAGGTCTTGATTCATTATTAGAATTATCCCATGAATTAGTTGGAACTGCATCCAAATACAATAGTAGAATACTAATAAAATTTGATATTAGTGAAATTGAAGAAAAAATAAATGCAGGTAAAATATCAAATAATGCAAAATACTATTTATCATTGAGAACAGCAGATGTAAGAGAAATACCACAAGAATATGATGTTTATGCATATCCCGTAAGTTCTTCATGGACAAATGGAACTGGTAGATTTTTTAATAATCCATTTTCAACAGACGGTGTTTCTTGGAAATATAGAACTTCAAAAACTGTTGGAACAGAATGGGATGTACCGCCTGCAACATCCTCATTGGAATGGGATAGTATTTCACAAACATGGGTTGATGCTGCCATATTATTTGGTTCAAATTTATCTGCAAATGTTACGTCATCATATTTCTCAAAAGAAGGTGGAGGAACATGGTGGGATTATGATAATATTGAATGCACACAATCATTTTCTTTTCAGACAAGTGATTTGTATATGGATGTTACACAGATAGTAAAAAAATGGGTTACTGGTTCTGGTAGATTTGAAAATGATGGTTTTATACTTAAATTTAGTAATGATATTGAAAGTTCATTAGATACATTAAACAGTTTGAAATTTTTTGGAACAGATAGTAATACAATATATGTTCCAAGATTGCATGTTATTTGGAATGATTCTGTTTTTATTACTGGAAGTTTGAGTCCAATAACTGATAGTAATATGAATATAAATTTGAAATTAAAAAAGTTTTATTCACAAGATGAAAAAGCAAAAGTAAAAATTTATGCAAATACAAAATATCCACAAAAAAATTATACAACTCAATCGTATCATACTGTAAATTATTATCTACCATCATCATCTTATTATGAAATTAGAGATGCACATACGGATGAAATAATACTACCATTTAATTACACTGGTTCAAAAATTAGTTGTGATGGAACAAGTAGTTACTTTAATGTTTGGATGAATGCATTTCAACCAGAAAGATTTTATCGTATAGTTTTGAAAGTAGAAACAGATGGTGGTGATAATGTCCAAATTTTTGATAACAATTATTACTTTAAGGTTACACGATAACTATGTATTCATCACCTACTCCACCGCCGCCTCCTGTTGTTCCACCGGCTCCACCAGCGCCTCCTGGTGTTCCACCGGCTCCACCAGCGCCACCACCTCCTTTCCTTACTCCAGGTGGTAGACTCGGTAGTGATATGATAAATATGCTAAAAAGAGATCAGTTAAATGGCCGTATAATAAGTTATGTTCCACAAAGTGAAATTCAAAACTTTGGATCTATAGAAGTTGCTGTTCTTGACGGTAGATATGTTCGTAGTGATTTTACACGAATAATAGATACAAAATTTAAGTCATTACCAGACGCAATTAGCGCTGAACAAAGTGTATTTAATAAAATATCAAGTATACAAAACAGAGCTTTATTACCAGGTGAATTTGAAAAAATAACAGGAAAACCATTACCAGCTGGATTAAATGATCAACAAATTCGTGAATTGGCAAAAAAAGAATTTTTAACAAAAGTAAATAACTTAACAAATGCAGGTGATAATACAATAGGTGGTTTGCAAGTTAGAATTTCCGAACTTGAATCTGAAAACGCTAGAAAAGACTCTATTATTAGTGATCAATTACAAACCATTTCTAATTTTGATGATGTTCTTTCATCCGTTAGTGCAGAGAGGGCAAATGCTTTAACAACTGCAGAAAAACAAAGAGAAGCAAAAGTTTCACTACAACAACAGGCAGATGAAACACTTTTCAGAACCGAATTGGAAGTTATTAAACAAAGAGAAGAATCTGCAAAAGCTGCTGAAGAATTAAAAGAAGCATTACTTGATGTTGCAGACCAAAGAGACGAAATCACTAATATTCAATCCGATGTTGCAACTACACAGGCGGTTGTTACTGGTCTAGCAAGTGATGTAAAAGATATAAGTGTTGATAATACAAGACAAGATGGAGAAATTAGAGATGCACAAGATACAGCAGATGATGCGATTGATCAATCAAATTCTGCTAGAAATGATGCTAATGCTTCAACCTTCAAAATAAATGAGGCAAATAGAAAGGCGGCATCTGTATTGTCTACTGATACTGCTGAACAGGCAATTGATAAGATATTCCCAATTTAACAACGGATGGTTTAGTGACAAATTTTAGTTACAAAAATATAGACGATATTTTATTAGCAAAAGGTCCAATTCGAGGAACCAGATTTACACCAATTAGATTAAAAAGAAAATTGGTTGTTCCTGTTTTGGATGCACCAACAACTCAATTTTTTGAATATCCTGATGCCAGTTTAGAACTTCATGCATTTTTACCAACAACTGCATATGTTGATGGTGCATCG